CGGGCAACTGGGACACCCGGAACTCCTCGGCGTCATCCCAGGCGGATACGACGCCGAGCGCACGCACCACCGGATGTTCGCCGACGAACACGTCCAAGGCGAGATCTTCGTCGCGAGTCCACGGATCCTCGCCTACGTCGACGAGCACTGCACACTGCCGGATCGACCCGGGCGCACGCCGGCCGGCGCGATTCCCTCCTGGAAGCGCGACGAGTAGGCAGACACGCCGTACAGAGCGCAGGTGCTTGCGACTCCTGATGCTGCTGATGCAAGATGGTTTCAGCAGGGACAACTGTCTCTAGACCCGGAACCCACCAGCCTCACGGCGGTGGGTTCTTCTGTTCTCCCGCGGGCCCGGATGTGAAGGGGGCTTCCGTCCGGGCCCCGGGTCGCAGGATCGGAGAACCGGCCATGGCGACTCTCGTGGTCACACCAGACACCACCAAGGCCGAGATCGCCGAAGCCATCACGCACCTGCGCGCTGACCAGCGCGCCGCCATCCATCCCGATGACCACGTCGCGCTGAGCGGCCAGATCGACGAGCTGCTGGCCCGCTGGCGCGAGGCGCCAGCGTGATCCACCTCCTGCTGCACGTCCTCGGCATCGACGACGAGACCAGTCACTGGTACGCCTTCTGGTCCGGCATCGGTGCTGACCTGCCGATGCTCGGCGGCGTGGCGCTGTACGTGCGTCACCACAACTGCCACGAGCACGGCTGCCTACGGCTGGGCCACCGCATGCCGACCGGCGAGGTCTACTGCCATCGCCACCGGAGCAGCTGATGCCCGACTTCCGCGGCGCCATCCGCGGTGACTCCTCCGAGTCCCGCGGCTACGGAACCTCGCACCGCAAGCAGCGCGCGATCGCCTTCAAGAAACTGCCCGAGTACTCCCCGTGCTGCCGCTGCAAGAAGCCCATGTGGAAGCACGCCAAGAACGACCGCGGCGTGAGCGCCCTGCACTTCGACCACAACGACCAGCGCAACGGCTATCTCGGCTTCAGCCACGAGAGCTGCAACGTCAAGGCTGGGGCCTCCAAGGGTGCCCAGGTCGCGAACGCGCGGCGCAAGGGCCGCCAGGCCGCCCAGGCGCCCGCCAAGCCCTGGTCCTCGCGCTCCTGGTGAGGTGACCGGGGGCGGGGTCCGACTTCCCCGCTCAGGCGCCCCACCCGCCACGCGACCTTTCTTTCTCGGAGAGCCCAGATCGAGGAGACGTCTCCGCGAGGGAGGTGTCCGCCATGCCGAAGCGCCCCTCCAAGCCCTCAACGCCCGCCAGGAAGGCCTTGAGCAAGCGGGTGGCCGAGAAGCCGACGAAGGCCACGACCGCCGCTCAGGCGAAGGATCCGCCGAGCGCCGCCAAGTCGGCGACGAAGAAGTCGACGTCGACGACGCGCAAGGCGACCACCGCGCGCAAGCCGCCGGCGAAGAAGGCCAGCGGTCGATCTGCCAAGAAGGCCGCGGCCGAACCGAAGATCCAGGCCGTCCCAGACGGCAGCATCCCGTGCGCCCGATGCGGCGAGCCGTTCAAGCCGAGGCAGCGCAACCAGCGGTTCTGTTCCGACGAGCACCGGAAGGCCGCTGGCAAGGCGCGGTCGCAGGGCAAGTCTGAGCAGCTCGCCGACGTGGTGCAGCTAACCAAGGGTGAGGTCGGCGAAGGCAAGTACGTCCCCGGGGTCGGGGGGCAGACGCCCAACTACGACCGGATCCGCGAGCAGCTTGAGAAGGCCGGACGGGTGGACACCATCGCCGGCGGTCTCGCCCTCGACGTCGCGCTGCGCATCGACACCAGCGCCGGCGTCACCGGCATCCCTCCCATGCTCGCCGCGCTCCGCGACCTGGTGGCGGAGGCGATGAAGGATGTCGAGCAGACCGACGGGGGCGACGCCCTCGACGCCATCCAGGCCTCCGCTCTCCGCCTTCTCCCAGGCTCCTGACCTAGTCGCGCCCAGGCACCTCTGGGTCCCTGACGAGTACGACCCCGAGCGGACGCTCGGACCCGAGGTCGCTGCGGTGGCGACGCTCGCCGGGTTCGCGCCCGACGCCGAGCAGCGGATGCTGCTGGACCTGGCGTTCGCGCTGGACAGGAACGGCAAGTCGCTCGCCTTCGAGTTCGTGCTCATCGCGCCGCGGCAGAATCTCAAGACGGGCTTCCTCAAGCAGTACGCCCTGGGGCAACTCTTCGTCCGCAAGGAATCGCTCGTCCCCTGGACGGCGCACGAGTTCAGCACCGCGGAAGAGGCGCTCAACGACCTCGAGACCCTGATCGACGGGTCCGACGTACTGCGCAAGCGCGTGGCGATGACCAGCCGCGGCAACGTCGCGAAGCGCGGTGCGAAGCCCGAGATCAAGCTGACCCGGGCGCAAGACAACGCGCGCCTGATCTTCAAGACCCGCACCAAGGGCGGCGGTCGAGGTCTCTCGGGTCGCAAGGTCATCCTCGACGAGGCCTACGCGCTGCAGTCCGGCCAGGTCGGCGCGCTGTACCCGATCATGTCGGCCCAGCCGGATCCGCAGCTGGTGCTCGCCTCCTCCGCGTGCCGGCCGGAGTCCGCAGTGCTGTGGGACGCCGTCCAGCGCGGCCGCCGCGGTGGCCACCGCCGCCTCGTCTTCGTCGAGTGGTGTGCTCCATCGCCGGAGGAATCCTGCGAGGCCGGGGAGGCCTGCAGCCACGCACGGGACGCCGCAGGCTGCGCGTGCGACAACGCCGAGGTCCTGATCGGTACCCACACCGCCATCACCCGCGGCCGGATCGACCTGCAGACCCTGCTCAACTTCCGCGGCTCCATGCCGGTCGAGGAGTACGCGAGGGAGATCATGGGCTGGCACGACGAGATCTCCGCGGCCGATGCGATGCTCGACCTGACCAACTGGCCCAACCTCGCAAGCGCCGACGCTGCGATGGACGGGAGCCCGAAGGCCTTCGCCGTGGCTGTCTCGCCCGACCGCAAGCACGTCGCCATCGCCGCCGCCGGCTCCTCCGCCATCGACCCCGACCGCACTCACCTCGAGCTCATCACCCCGGCCCCGGTCGTCACCAAGATCGTCGACCGCTGCAAGAAGCTGGCCGAGAAGTGGGGCTGGGGCATCCCGTTCATCCTCGACGACCATGGCCCCGCCGCCTCGATCATCGAGGAGCTACGCAAGGCCGGCCTGGTCGTCATCGGGCTCAAGTCGCACCAGAACGCCGACGCCGTCGAGCAGTTCGTCGACCGCACCGGCATCGGCCTCTATAGCCACGGCCCGCAGATGGAAGTCGAGAACGCGATCCTCGGCCTCAAGCCACGCACCCTCGGTGACGGCCGCGTGGTGTACGGCCGCAAGGCCTCCGAGTCCGACATCACCCCGGTGGAGGCCGTCACCTTCGCCGCCTGGGGCGTCGAGCGCGGCGGGGCGCCGCAGGTGTGGAGCCTGCAGCAGGCCGCCGAGGAGCTCCTCGCCAAGCGCCGCGCCGAGGCACAGGAAGCGGCCGGCGAGCTCGGCACCGAAGCCCCGCCACAGGAGCCGGGCGGTGTGCGGTTCACCCGCCCCGACGGCGTCACGTTCTCCAGCTTCTGAGAGGAGCACCACTTTGCCCCGCGAGCGTCTCCTCAAGAAGTACCTGCGCACCCGCTTCGTCGTCACCCTCACCACAGGCGAGACCTTCTCCGGCCTCCTCGACGAGCACGACGCCACGCACATCGTGCTCGTCGACGCGACGACGCTGTACGCCGACCGGGCTGCCGAGAAGATCGCCGGGCAGCTGTTCCTGCAGCGCGATCGCGTCGCCTACATGCAGCTGCCGGACGGTCGCGCATGATCATCACTCCCAGCGGCGTGACCCGACACGTCGAGCGCCGCAGCGTGCTGAGCTCGATGTACGGCGCTGCCATGACCGACCCGGCGGCCATCCCGCCCCCGGGCATGCACAGCCAGCGGCGCGCCGGCGTGCCGGTCACGATGCACACCGCGCTCCAGGTCGACGCCGTGATGACCTCGCTGCGCGTCATCTCCAACGCCGTCATCAAGCTCGGCGACGCACGCGCCTACACCGAGGCACTCGACGACGACAACATGCCGTACCGCGAGTGGTTGCCCGACCAGCCCAAGATCCTCAGCGAGACCTGGGGCCCGAAGGTCTTCCAGTACGACGGCGTCTCCCGCACCGTCTTCAGCCTCGGCCTGTTCTCCGAAGCGTTCTGGTACGTCATCGAGTGGGACGACATGGCGCGCCCCGGCGTCCTCGAGGTCCTCAACCCGGCCATCATCGAGTTCAAGCGCGACGGAACGATCTGGTACGGGACAGGCCGCGACAAGGTCGAGCTCAACCCCGAGCGCCTGATCAACATCCCATTCCTCGCGATGCCCGGCGCCCAGCGCGGCCTCAACGCGATCGAGTATGCCGGCGTCTCCTTCGCGCTCGCCCTCGCGGCCATGGAGTACGGCCAGCGCTGGTTCGCCCAGGGCGCCTCTCCCTCCTACATCCTCTCCACTGAGCAGAAGCTCGGCCCCGACGAAATCACCCGCATCGCGGAGAAGTTCCTCGTCGAGCACTCAGGCCTGCAGGCCGCCCACCTGCCCCTGGTCGTCGACTCCGGCCTGAAGGTCGAGAAGACCCAGTCCACCCCGGACGAGGCCCAGTACCTCAAGACCCTGGAGTACGCCCGCCGGGTCATCGCCGCTTACTTCGGCCTGCCCTCGCACCTGGTCGGCGGCGCGGCCGCTGACACCACCTGGGGCGGCACCGTCGAGCAGCAGGCGCTGCAGATGACCGCCTTCACGATCAGCGGCTACACCGTGCGGCTCGAGCAGGCCTACGGCTCGCTACTCGCGACCGGGCACAAGGCCGCGCTCGACACCAGCGTGCTCGAGCTGCGCGACGCGACGTCGCTGGCGAAGTTCATCCAGATGGTCCGCCTCACCGGCGTCGAGACGCCGAACGAGATCCGCGTCGGGAAGCTCCGCAAGCGCCCCCGGCCCGGCGGCGCCGAGCTGCTCACGCCGCTCAACTCCAACACCTCCACGCCTGTCGGCGAGGTCGACGCCGAGGAGATCGCCGACGTCCTCGGACTCGACGTCCCCGACGACACCTCGACCGGCTCCAGCTCCACGACCGGCACCACGCCGGCCTGACCGGATCAGCACCCAACCCACCGCCCAGGAGGGGAATCCACCATGCCCGCAGCAGCTCTCAAGCGAAAGCCGCGTAGGTCCCGGACCCTGTCGCCGGGCCGCGAGTTCCGGCGCTTCGCTGCCACCGGCCTCGAGGTGCGTTCCGCCGAGGACGGCGGGGACCAGCTCATCATCACCGGCTCGCCGATCATGTACGGCGTCCCGTACACCGTGTGGGATGCCCTCGGTGAGTTCGAGGAGACCATGGAGGCGGGCGTCGCAACCGACCTCCTCGCCGCCACCCCCGACGTCCGGTTCCTCTTCAACCACGACGGCCTCCCGCTCGCCCGGTCGATCTCCGGCACCCTGACCCTCACCGACACCGAGGAGGCGCTGACCTTCCGCGCCGTGCTCGACGCACGGCAGCAGTTGGCCAACGACCTCGCGGTCGCGATCGAGCGTGGCGACGTTTCGCAGATGTCCTGCGGGTTCGTCGTGGGTCGCGACACCTGGAACAGCGACTACACCAAGCGCTCCATCCAGGCCCTCGCCGAGCTCTTCGACGTCTCCGCCGTCACCTACCCGGCCTCCCCCGCCACCTCGATCGAGCTGTCACTCCGCTCGCTGATGGCAGCCCCGATCGAGTCGCGCGCCCGGTTCCGCAAGGTGTGGATCGCCGCCCGCGAGGCCCGCGAGGGCAAGGTCCTCTCGGCTGAGAACGCCGGGCTCCTGCAGAGCGCGCTCGAGGCGCTGCACGAGGCGGACGCCATCGACGTCCCCGCCATCGTCACGAGCCTCCAGACCATCGACGCCGCTCTCGACGCGGGCCAGGCCGGTATCTCCGAGCTGCTCGGCAAGGTCAGCCCTGACGGCGGCGCCGACGACCTGGAGCCGGAGCTCGAACCGGCAGACGGGGACGACGAGGACGGATCCGGCGAGGGCGACGACGAGACGACCTCCACCGACCCCGCTGACGCCACCGGCAGTGACGACGACGGCACCGAGGACGCCGGCGACAGCGGCGAGCCCGGTCTGGCCGACGGCACCGGCACCCGGTCCAGCGCCCCGGCCACCCGCGAGCTGCGGAAGATCGCCGACCAGGACCTCACCTTCACCGACACCGAGCGCGCCCTGCGCGACGCCCTCCAGGCCAAGTACGGCAACGGCTCCAACTGGTACGACCTGTGGTTGATGGACTGCTCCACCACCTGGGTCGCCTTCCAGTGCTGGGAGAACGACCCCGGCTACGGCACCTGGCAGGCGCCGTACACCATCACCGACGGCGTCATCACCATCGGCGAGGCCATCAAGGTCATACAGAAGACCGTCTACGAGCCGGCCGACCCGAGCCCCGAGGCGGACTTCCGCTCCGTGCTTGAGCTCGAGGCCGAGCAGCTGCGGCTCCGCGGCCGTCGCCACCGCGTCTGACGGCACCCCAGTCCACCGCGACCTATCCGGGCCGCGGCCACGCCAGCCCTGATGGCTGGCACCCACGCAGGTCAGTACCGCCCGATCCGATCGCGGACCGCCCACCAGTTGGGCCAGTACGGCGGAGCGGGGTCAGGGAGCCCCGGGCGTGAACCCAACCAGTTCACACTCCCGAAGGAGAGCACGCTCATGAACGAGCGCCTGACGAAGCTCCTCGAGGCCCGCGCTGCCGCGCAGAACGCCTACGACGAGTTCATCAACCCCCTCATCGAGGCCGGCAACAAGCTGACCGAGGAGCAGGAGACCCGCCGCGCCGAGCTGCGCGGTCACGTCGAGGCCTACGACGCCCGCATCGACGAGGTCGAGGCCGAGGAGAAGCGGTCCGCGCACCTCGCCGAGGTCCGCTCCGGCATCGGCGGCGCCAACGCCGGCGGCTCTGGCATCGAGGTCAGCGAGCCCACCACCTACGGCAAGGGCTCCGAGCACTCGTACTTCGCCGACATGGCCTACGCCAGCCTCCCGACGCACCCGCTGTTCCGGTCGGCGCACGAGCGCCTCAACCGGGCCTCCCACGAGGCCGCGGTCGAGATGGTCCGCAACCCCTCGACCGAGAAGCGGGAGCGGATCCGCGACATGATCCGCGAGGAGCAGCGCGCCGCCGGCAAGGACGAGGTCCGCGAGGCCCTCAAGCGGCACGAGGCCCTCGGCGCCACCGGCCGCGGTGAGCTCCGTGCGATGGACACCGGCGCCGCCAGCGGTGGCAGCTTCGCCACCCCGGTGTACTTCCTCCAGGAGTACGCGCCGTTCCGCGAGGCTGGCCGGGCGTTCGCCGACCAGTGCAACAAGCAGGAGCTGCCGGCCTACGGCATGACGGTCTACCTGCCGCACGTCACGGCGGGCGCCGAGGTCGCCGACCAGGCGTCGCAGAACACTGCCGTCGCCGAGAGCGACCCGACCGCCGGCTACCTGTCGGCGAACCTGGCCACCAAGGCCGGGCAGGTCACGATCAGCCAGCAGCTGCTCGACCGGTCTGGCCCGGGCTTCTCCTTCGACAAGCTGGTCCTCGACCAGCTCGAGCGGGACTACGCCCCGAAGGTCGACCTCGCTGTCCTGACGGCCGCGCTCGCCAACGCGGGGGCGATCACGTACACGGACACCGAGTTCGCCGTGACCCCGGCCGCCGGGGGCATCGGGAAGTTCCTCGGCGCCACCGGTCACGCCAAGGCCACTGTCCGGACCGCCCCGGGGACCTACCTCAACCCGAAGTACCTGTTCATCGACCCGTCCCGCTGGGAGGTCATCGCCGCGTGGACCGACACCAACGGCCGACCGGTCGTGGTGCCGAACTACGCGGGCCCGATGAACGCCCTGGCCGCCGGTTCGGCCACCGGTGACGTCGGCGTCGAGGGTGACACCGGGTACCGGTTCAACGGCCTGCGCGCCTTCACCGACCACAACATCCCGGCCCCCACCACCGGTGCGGACCAGGCGATCGTGGGCGACCTCGACGAGGTCTACGTCTTCGAGGGCATCCCGGTCACCCGGGCGCTCCCGCAGACCAAGGGCGACGCCCTCTCGGTGATCATCCAGCTGTACAGCTACATGGCGACCATCGTCCGCTACCCGAACGCCGTCCAGGCGATCTCCGGTACCGGCATGTCGACGATCGCCTGGACCTGACCGTCCACCACTGCTGGGCCGGCGGCGCATGTCGCCGGCCCAGC